GATAATGTCAAAGGATTCAAAGAAAGTAATTGTATTGTCTATAACTGAACTTTCTTCAAGTTCTCTTAGTCTTAATATCTCTATCGCAGTTTTTCTATTACTCCTTGTATCTTTGTCAAACAGAACAGAAATCTTTTTATACTTCCCATTTAACAACTTAATTCTTTCATAATACCTTACTTTTCCGTTTTTAGTACTTTCTATCCACATATATTAATTGCACCCCCTATAGAGAGAGGTTTTTTTATTTTATTTCACATCTAATTTAATTATTTTCTTACCACTAGTTGACATAAAAGGCTGTACTTCCAATTCTAAAGAGCCTTCTTCATTTACTGCAAATGCATGAGTTGCATTTTCTAGTGTTCTATTAGGAGAAAGACTGTTTAGAGTAACTTGAATAGGATATGATTCAGCTTTTTTTCCATTAACATATAAACTCAATTCTACCCCTATTGGAATATCTTTATCTGAAAGGTTTTTAATATCGTATGTTACAAGTAAAACTTTTTTAGCAGGCTTACTTTCAAAACCATTTCTTTCATCTGTCCAAGTCGCAGATTTTACTGTAATTTCTGCTTGTTTGTCAAAAATAATAGGTGTTCCTAATTTAGGCTCATCACTAGTTTTCTTTTCTTCTTTTTGTTCAGTTTTATTAGAAGATGAACTAGTCTCTGTTTTTGAAGAACAACCACTTAATATAACTGCTCCAGCTAATAATGTTGTTAATAATACTTTTGTTTTTTTCATTTTATAAACTCCTGTTTGTATATTTTTTTGGTGGCTTTTTTGCCATGTTGGATAGCTAAAACTAGCTATCTTAATATTTTTGGCGTAATTCAACTACTTTTCCTAATATCACAACTGGTTTAGTTTGAATATCTTCTAATGAGTAAAACATAGGGGGATATTTAGGGTTAGTAGATACTAACATAATTCCGTTATCTGTTTTTTCAAGTCTTTTACACGTTGCATCATCTCCGTTAACCAATACAATTACTGTATCTCCACTGTTAGCATCTGATTGTTGCTTTACTATTACTACATCTCCACTTTCCATACGTGGCTCCATGCTATCCCCTTTAATTTTCAACCCAAAGAATTCGCCTTGATTCTGCCATGATTGAGGTATCTCCTCATAGTCTAATATCTCCTCAACAGCTGAAATAGGTATTCCTGCTGCGACTGTACCTAACACTGGAATTTTTATTCCGTGTGATGTATTGTTATTTTCTTCTTTGTCTTCTAATAAATTACTTCTTTCTATATTTAAGTAATTACAAATCTTATCTATTTTATCCATTCTAGGTGTGTTGTAACCTTTAACATAGTTATTTATAGTAGTGTTACTAACTCCTATTGCTTTTGCTAAATCAAGTTGAGTTTTATTCCTTAACTTTAAATAGTATTTTAATTTTTTAGAGAAAATACTTTGAATTTCTTTTTCACTCATTTTTAACACCTCTCTTATAAGTAATTATAAACTTTAACTTGAAAAAAATCAAGTAAAAAACAAAAAAAATCAAGTTTTTTTAAAAAAAACACTTGACATCAACTTAAAGTTGATTTATAATAAAGGTACAACAAGAAAAGGAGGTGTAATTAGTGAAATTATCCTTAAAAAGTGCGAGAGTAAACGCAGGCTACACTCAAACAGATGTAGCTAAATTGTTAGGGAAACATCCCGCTACTATTCTCAACTGGGAAAAAGGAGGCGGAAAAAATATAAACTGGTATGATTTTCAAAGGTTATGCGAATTATATAAGGTAGACCCTAATGTTATTTTTTTTAAAAAGTAAATCAAGTTTAAGTTGATTTATTATAAAAGGAGTGATTCAATGGAGGAGGTAAAACTAGACTTAGTTGAGTTGCAAAAGTTGGATTTAACTTTTCCTTATATTTCAAAAGAAGATATTAAGAAGTGTTTCAACATTAAAGATACAACTTACATTAAATGGAAAAATCAATTCTTACAAAAAATAGATGAAAAGTTTTATCCACGAGGAAGCTGTTTGAAAATAGGAAAAGAACAATTTAATATATATGCATTTCTACACTTTGCAACAAACTATGACTATTTTCAGGATAAGAGGTTAGCAGAATATGTAGAGCCTTATTCGAGAAAAACAGTACAAATATTTAGAGAGGAACTGGGCGTTAAATAAATGAAATTACCAAAGATTAAAAAAGACAAATTACACGTAATATACTGGACTATCGCTGTAGTAAGTGTTTGTTTCTTAACATTAACAAATGTTGATTGGAAACAAATCGCAGGGCTTGCAACAGGGATAGGAATATTGATACAAGCAATTTTTGATAAAGAGTTTAGCAAAAAATATTTTTAGGAGGAATTAAATGAAGAAACAACATTACGATTATTTCACACCCATTATAGATTGGGCTAAAGAAAAAGGAATATTACAAGACGGACGACTTACAAAGCAACTGCTTAAATCAAGTGAAGAATGTTTAGAACTACAAACAGCTATTGAAAGTTACGAGAACGGAAATAAAGCAGCTATAGAAGAGATTAAGGACGCTATAGGAGATGTTTACGTTACATTAGCTATCTCAACACAAATGAGAGCTAAAAACCCTTATATCATCTTTAGACTGATTAAACTTAGAGATACTAGCTTACCTATTAGCACAGACTACAAATACTACATAACAGAGCTTAAAAGATTAGACTTAAGCGTTTATGATATGTTCACATCTGAAACAATTTACAACCTAGATTTAAAACTAGCTAAATACATTGAGTTCTTAGACTTCTTAGCGAAAGAGTACAAACTAGAGCTTACAGAGTGTATAGAAACAGCTTATAATACCATTTCAAAAAGAACTGGAGAAATGATAGACGGAAGTTTTGTAAAGGAAAAATAAGAGAGGCTTAAACAATGAAAATAAATAAAGAAATAGTAGATTTTTATACAGAAATTATGAACGGTGCAGCTACAGAAAGTCAATTAAATTTAATGTTAGCAATGGATATAAGAGGGTTAGCTATGGATATGAAACATAGACTTACAGTAGAACAAATGGAACGAATCGAAAAAATTATAAACGGTTTAGTAGGAGAAGTTGCAATTGATTCTATTAAGCAAATATTAGAGTTTACAAAAGAAAAATAAAAAAAAGCAGCTGTTTTAAAAAAACAGCCACTTAAAAAATATACTTAATTACATTTTAAAATAAATAAAATAAAAAGTCAATAGGAGGAATAATGGAGGTACAAAAATTAAAAGCAGCTAAAGACAGCTTAAATATAGCGATAGAGCTATTAAAAGAGTGTGAGCAAGATGTAAGGCTGCTAGAAGTAAAAAGAGATGATATAGACGAGTTAATTGAATCGAAGAGTATTCGACCATTTAACAAGCTAAACAAACTTAATCGAAACCAAGAAATAGTACTAGATAAATTAAAAGAACTAGATGACGATTTTATAATTTCTACAATATGTATTTTTGCAGATTCGTACCCATACGACACAGAAGTAGAGAACGCATTTACAAGTTTAAATAAACAAGAAGAACTAGAAATAATAGAGAGTTATACGAAGTATTTAAGGAGGAAGTAATATAAATGAAAAAACTTTTACAAGCAAGAGTATTATTACAAAAAAAGAAGATTAAAAAAACAGGATTCAACAAGTACACGAATCAAAAATATTTTGAACTATCTGACTTTTTACCATTAGCAAATGAAATATTTGATAGTTTGAAATTATATCCGCATTTTACCTTATATAAGGATAGCGCAAAGATAACATTTACTGACTTAGACACAAATGAAAAAGTTCAGTACACAATACCAAGTCAAACAACTGTAGGAGCTAATATGCAAACAATAGGAGGTATCATCACATATAGCAAAAGATACCTATATATGAACGCACTGGAGATAGCAGAGAGTGATGTTTTAGAACAAAACATACAAAATTATCAACCTACACCGCAAGCGGTTAAAGTAGCAACTAAATTTAACAGGAATGAAGCATTATCAACGATGCATACTCACAAAGTTGAATTAAGTCAAATAGATGGTTGGTTGAAGAAAAAGAACTTAAGTGTTGAATCACTAGAAGAAATACCAGATAAGGAGCTAGAGGAATTATGGAAAAACTTTTGTCAAAGTATAAAGAAATAAATGAAAAAATAGATATGTTAAATATCGAAAAAGAAGAAGTTAGACAAGAAATAATGTTAAAAATGAAGGCTGATAACTTAGATAAGTTTGAGAATGATACAGCTAAAGTTAGTATTAAACCAGCTTACTTTAGAAAATCATTTAATAGTAAAGATTTTANAGAAAATGTCAACATCAAATTACAACTTTAAATTCGATGAAGTAACACACACTTATTATTTAGATGATAAGAAGTTGTTAAGCGTTACTCAATGTATCAAACTCTTACTAGGAGAGCAATACGAGGGAGTGCCTTACAATATTTTAAAACAAGCTGGAGATTATGGAACTA